TGCCATCGCTTATGACAATGGCCAAGAAGCTTGGACTGCACGTTACAACCACGAAACAATTGCTTTGGGCTTCAGCTTAACTGAAGAAGCTATCGAAGATAACTTGTATGACTCTTTGTCTGCTCGTTATACAAAAGCTTTGGCTCGTGCTATGGCTTACACCAAACAAGTTAAAGCTGCTGGTGTATTAAACAACGGTTTCAGCTCTAGCTATGCTGGTGGTGATGGTAAAGCATTATTTGCTAACGACCATCCATTAGTATCTGGCGGCACAAACAGCAACATCCCTGCAACAGCTGCGGATTTAAACGAAACTTCTTTGGAAGCTGCGGTAATTCAAATTGCTGCATGGACTGACGAACGTGGTTTGTTGATTGCTGCTAAACCTAAAAAATTGATTGTTCCACCAGCATTGCAATTCGTTGCAACCCGCTTGTTGGAAACTGAGTTGAGAGTTGGCACTACTGACAACGACATCAACGCAATCAAAAATAACGGTTCTGTTCCAGAAGGTTATGCTATTAACCACTTCTTGACTGACAACAATGCTTGGTTCTTGACCACGGACGTGCCAAACGGCTTGAAACATTTCGTTCGTAGCCCACTGGCACAGTCAATGGATGGTGACTTCGATACAGGCAACGTACGTTATAAGAGTCGTGAAAGGTACTCATTTGGCTGGTCAGACCCACTAGGTATCTATGGCTCACAAGGGGCTTAGCCTTGTAAATCAATAACTTAGGTTATTATTGGAGACCCGCTTCGGCGGGTTTTCTTTTGCGTTTAAAAAACAATTGGTTTCTTTGTGGTAAAAAGCGTTGGGTGTGGAAGTCAAACAAACTTCTTGCAGCCCAATAACTTAACTGCTAATATCGAGCCGCGACTAGGACTTATTATTTAACTCATACCGACCTACCTAGAGGACACTGCACAAGACGGTATGACTCAAGTGCGAGGCTCTCATGGCTACATCTACTACTCAAGCAATCTGGCGCTCAGGCGGCGGTGACACTACTAAAACTGCCTATGCAGGTTCAATGTTAATGGTTGCAGATTTCTATCTGTTAGCCACTGCTGCAAATGGCACTAAAGTCCAAAAATCATCTACTGATACTGGCAATGTAATTTTACCTATCGGTGCAGTTATTACCGAAATTCAAGTAAATTCCGCTGGTACTGGTGGCAGTAGCCCTACATTCGATTTGGGTTATACTTTGTATAATTCAGGTACTGCAACTCCAGAAGGCTTATTAAATGAAGCTGATGCTGACCTAGGCAAACAAGTAATTACTTGGGCCACCTCAACTGTGCCGGGCGCAGGTCTTGGCGCTGTTATGTCTGCATCTGAAATGGTTTATATCACTGGTCGTGCTGGTGCTTCTGCTGCAGCTGCTGGTTCTATTTCAGGTAAATTGATCTACTACGTTCCAACTAACGGTAGCTACACAGCTTAATTAGTCTCGGGGGGTTTCGACTCCCCGTTTTCAATTTAGGAGATTAATTATGACAATGCAAACTGACGTAAAAGCAACGACAGCAGCAGCTAATGGAACCACCACAATTTTTGGCGGTCCAGCTCGAATCAAAGGGATATTGATTAACTATACAGCAGCTGCAACATTGGTACTTAACGATGGTACTGCTGGCACAGCACGATTTAGTTATACAGCTCCAGCGGGTGCTGCAGGTTCTGTTTACGTAGCTATTCCGGGTGAAGGAATTAAGTGTGACACCAACATATCGGCTGTTGCTTCTTCAGGCTTAACTGCTCAAGTATTTTATGGCTAAGTCCCCTGTATGGCAGCGTAAGGAAGGGCAGAACCCTAAAGGCGGTTTAAATGCTAAAGGTCGGGCATCGGCTACAAAAGAAGGGCATGACTTAAAACCACCAGCACCTCATCCTAAAACCAAGAAAGATGTAGGTAGACGTAAGTCATTTTGCGCCAGAATGAAAGGGATGAAGAGTAAACTGACAAGCAGCAAGACAGCTAATGACCCAGATAGTCGAATCAATAAAAGTTTAAGAGCATGGAACTGCAAATGACACAGTCTGTTGAGATGATTAAAGATCTTGCCATTCATGATGTAGAGATTAAACACATGCAGGATGATATGGACAAGATGGTTAAAGAAATGGCTGAAATTAAAAAAAGCCTCACTGCCATAGAAGCGGTACTATCTGAAGCTAAAGGTGGATGGAGAACATTGATGTGGGTTGGTGGGGCAGGTACTGCGTTCGGCAGCTTTATTGGTTGGGTAATCGAGCATACGAGTAAATAAAGTGCCTAGTGTAAATAGGTCCCAACGTAATTTCATGGCAGCCGCTGCGCATGATCCTGAGTTTGCTAAGAAAGCAGGTATTTCGCAGAAGGTAGCTAAAGAGTTTAATCAGGCCGATAAAGGCAAAAAATTTAATAGAGGTGGCGACGTGGCTAACTTAAAGAAATTGTTTAAAGGTAAAGAGACTTATAAAGAAGAGCTGAAAGAAGGCAAAGCGATTAAGTCTGGCAAAATCTCTCCTGAGCAATATGCTAAAGGTGAAGAGATGGAAAAGAAAATGAAGAAAGGTGGCTGCACTAAAATGGCTAAAGGTGGTGTAACTCGTGCAGACGGCTGCGTAACTAAAGGCCACACAAAAGGTAAATTTGTATGATCCCAGCTAAAGGTATCCCAGCAAAAGATGTAGCACCGCATAGCAATAAACCTTCAAATGAAGTTTTAGAAGCTGTTGCAGCAGCTAAAAAACCTAAGTTTAAAAAGAAGTTGGAAGACGTATTATGATGGCCTCACGTGGGATGGGCTGCATGAACCCTGATAAAATACCCGGTAATAAAAAGGGTGGCTCAGTTAAGCCTAAAAAGAGAGTTAAATAATGACAACGACCGGCACTAGCAGTTTTAATTTAGATATTAATGACTTAGTAGAAGAAGCCTTTGAACGTTGTGGGCAAGAGCTACGTACGGGTTATAACCTAAGAACTGCTCGTCGGTCGTTAAATTTGATGACGATAGAATGGGCCAACAGGGGTATTAACCTTTGGACAATTGAGCAAGGAGCTATCCCATTATATCCGGGTCAGATTACTTATGATCTTCCTGTTGATACGATTGATTTACTAGACCAAGTAACACGCTCTGGGTCAGGGCAGGGTCAGATTGATATTAATATCAACCGAATTTCAGAGTCTACCTATGCAACTATCCCTAATAAGAACGCTACAGGTAGACCTATTCAAGTCTGGATAAATAGACAATCAGGCGCAACGTATCCGACAACGGGGATTAAGTATCCTCAGATTAATATTTGGCCTACACCCGATCAAGGTTCAGTAGGTGATCCGTATTACACATTTGTTTACTGGCGATTACGTCGTATTCAGGATGCAGGTAACGGTGTAAACACCCAAGATATTCCATTTAGATTTTTGAATGCAATGGTTGCAGGGCTTGCTTATTACTTATCTATTAAGTTAGCAGGTGTAGACCCTAACCGTATTGCGATGCTTAAAGCTGATTATGAACAGCAGTTTCAATTGGCATCCGATGAAGACCGAGAAAAAGCTAATAATCGTTTTGTTCCACGGATTTTGCCTTACTAATGACTACTAAATATTCAGCGGGTAAATGGGCAATTGCTGAATGCGATAGATGCAGCCAGCGATACAAACTAAAAGAACTAAAAAAGCTGGTTATTAAAACCAAAACAGTTAGTATCAAAGTATGCCCATCATGCTGGGAACCCGATCATCCCCAGTTACAGTTAGGGATGTACCCCGTGCAAGACGCTTGGGCATTAAGAGAACCACGACCAGACACTAGCTACCAGACTTCTGGTTTAGACGTTAACGGTGTACAATCAGAAGGGAGTAGAATATTTCAATGGGGCTTTAATCCTGTTGGTGGTTCTCGTGCAAATGACGTCGGTTTGACGCCCAATTATTTAGTCGCTACTACCTATGTCGGCGACGTAACTGTAACAGTATCTTAGGAGTACAACATGGCTTATAAATCAGCAGCAGATGGCATCACTAAAAAAGGCAAAACCAAAGGTAAAAACTTGGGTGATGATGGCGCTAAAAAAGGCATTGATGGTGATGTAGCAAAAGGTGGAAAAGCTAAAACCGTTAAATCAATCGACATGAAAAAAATGGGTCGTAACTTAGCACGTGCTAAAAACCAAGGCGGTAAATAATGGCGCAAGATAATAAAGGCAAAAGCTTCATTGATAGCTTAAACATCGCTGCAGGTAATGTGAGCAAAGGTAATGTAAAGCCTGAAAAAACCGACGGCATTAAAATCCGCGGTACAGGTGCTGCAACTAAGGGTGTAAAAGCCCGCGGACCTATGGCGTAATATGAATTACACTCAGCTTTGTGCAGACATACAAGACTACGTAGAGAACACATTCTCTGCCGACCAGCTTGCGACTTTTGTTAAACAAGCTGAACAACGTATATACAACACGGTACAGCTACCTGATTTACGTAAAAATGTAACTGGTGTACTTACTAGCGGCAATATGTATCTCCAAGCGCCAACAGACTTTTTAGCGCCTTATTCACTGGCTGTTATTGATGCTCAAGACGAGTATGTCTACCTACTTAATAAAGACGTCAATTTTATACGTGAGTCTTACCCCAGTGCTAGCTACTCAGGTACTCCAAAGTACTATGCAATATTTGGCCCAAGATCAGATGACCAGAAAGAATTGGCATTTATTTTAGGCCCAACACCTAGTGCAGCATTTACAGTAGAGCTACATTACTTCTACTACCCAGAGTCAATTGTCGATGCTGGCCAAACTTGGTTGGGTGACAACTTTGATTCTGCGTTGCTTTGGGGGTCTATTGTTGAAGCTTATCATTTCTTAAAAGGCGAAGCTGATCTTATTGCTGTGTACCAAAATAGATACCAAGAAGCCTTAGGATTGCTCAAACAATTAGGTGATGGTAAAGATCGTGGTGATGCTTATCGTGATGGGCAGTATAAACAACTGGTGCGCTAATGAGTTTAACTCAAACACAGACAACGTCCTTTAAAGCTGAGTTGTATCAAGGCATACATGACCTATTGACTGACGATATTTACATCGCCTTGTACACCGCAAATGCCACATTAAATCAGAACACAACAGCTTATACAGCAGACGGTGAAGTAACTGCAACGGGCTATGATGCTGGTGGGCAGCTGTTGTTAAACTCAACTGTAGCTTCGGATGGGTATACAGCCTATGTAAGTTTTGATAATCCTTCTTGGGCAGCAGCGCTTACAGCTAGAGGAGCTTTGATTTATAATGCTTCCAAAGGAAACAAATCAGTCGCAGTATTGGACTTCGGTGCAGATAAAACTTCGACTACAACATTTACAGTAACGCTACCTGCCAATACAGCAGACAGTGCGTTAATACGATCTTCAAATTAAGGGGTTAGCGATGCAAGCTGAATCGTTTCAAATTAAAGACACTCAAGATGCTACAGTGAGTAAAAGTTCTTCAGTAGCTGAAGGCACAAACCTAACCGGATTTTATGAAGTCGAATGTTACGACGCAGACGGTCAATTGAAATGGTCGGACACTATTAAAAACCTTGTGGTTACAGTGGGCCGTAATGACTTATTAGATAAATACTTTGCAGGGACATCATATACAGCTGCTTGGTATATGGGCTTAGTTGATAATGCATCTTTTTCAGCGTATGCAGCGGGCGATACTTTAGCTTCTCATAGTGGTTGGTTAGAGTTTTTAGACTACACAGGATCTAATAGAACAACTGTAGGGTGGAATGCAGCTTCTGCGGGCAGTAAAGTAACTACAACAACCGCTTTTAATATTAACGGTTCCGGCACTGTGCTAGGTGCTCTAATGTGTACAACACAGGCTAAAGGTACAGCATCAAACGGTGGTGCAGGTATTCTATATTCTGCAGGTTCATTTACTGGCGGGTCTCGCGCCGTGGTATCAGGGGACACATTGAACGTCCAGTACTCTGCAGCAACATCTTAAAGGAGAATATTATGGCCGCAAGTTTTAAAGTCGGGGAGCGAGTTAAACTAACTTCAGTTATCCCAGAAGGTCCTGTTAAAACACTATCTGTTAATCAAGATGGTGATATTCAATATTTAGTTGAATGGCAAGATGCTGATGGGGCGAACCAAGAAGCTTGGTTTAAAGAAGAAGACCTCGTTAAAGCTTAAGGATAACTATGTCACTTATCGTTGCGGATAGAGTTCAGGAAACTTGTAGTGCTCCGGGTACAGGGGCGGTCACTCTTTTGGGTGCTGTTGCAGGGTACAAAACTTTTTCTGCAGCTGTAGGTAATGGCAATACTTGTTACTACACAATCGCGGATCAATCAGGCGCTAACTGGGAAGTCGGTATAGGCACTTATGCTACTGCTGGGAATACATTAACCCGTACAACACCTTTAGCAGGTAGTGCCGCTACACCTGTTAATTTTACTTCAGGTACTCAAAACGTATTTTTGACATATCCGGCTGAAGTAGCAGTTTATGCTTCTAATAACTCTTCTCAAGTTGCGGGTCAAATACTCGTAGCAAACGGCGCGGGTACTGCACCCTCATGGCAAACCTCTACTGCAGCAGCTAAAGGCTATGTGAATGCTATGACTATTCTTAGAGGTCTGTAATGTTTGGCTTTACCCCTTTTGCGCGATCTCCCTTTGCGGCATTAGGCGGGAATACTTACGCCGTTACAGTCACTGAGTCAATCGGTCTTACTGATCCCTCTATTGGCAATCTTATTATGGCGTTTACGCTTTCAGAAAGTGTGGGCCTTACAGATGCGCAGAGCGCAGGTATTCTTGTAGAAAAATCATTAGCTGAAACGCTAGCGCTTAGTACCACACAAGATTATCAACTGACTATTAACAGCAGTTTGTCTGAAACATTAGGTTTAACAAACACCCAGACCAACACAGTTGATTTCAATGATACGGTTACAGAAACGATATCACTAAGTGATACACAAACAGGACTGCTTGATATGTACCCTGTTATTATTGAAAGTATTAATTTGATTGATACTCAAGCGTTATCATTGCTGATACCTGTGTTGGTTGAAGAAGCTTTGGGATTAACAGATGAAACTTCGGTCGCTGGGGATTTTGTTGCTGATTTAATAGAGTCTATAGGGCTTTCCGATTCTGAAACAAATAATGTCGCGCTGGTTGCTTCTCTTGTAGAATCAATAGTTTTAGCAGATGCTGTAGTAGGCAGGTACTTATGGGAACTGATTGATGACACCCAAAATGCAAACTGGCAAAATATAACAAACACCCAGTCTCCAAGCTGGACAAACATAACAAACACCCAGTCTCCAAACTGGACTGACGTAGTGACTCATTAGGAGTAATAATGGCTACACAATTCACAACATTATTAGGCTATGCGCTTCCTGAGACGGGAACTTTAGAAGGTTTGTGGGGCGACGAGGTTAACAATAGTATTACCCAACTTGTAGAAGATTCTGTTGCAGGTTACGCAACCGCCAGTGTGACTTCAGGTAACTGGACGCTGACCACTACTGGATCTGGTTTAGGTAACGAAGCGCGTATGATGATACTCATACCTACTGGAACACCGGGGGTTAGCAGAAACATTATTGCACCAGCGCATAGTAAGATGTATGTGGTCGTTAACCAATCTGATTCAGCCGTTGTTGTTAAAGGAGCTTCGACTACAGGCGCTACGATTGCAGCTGGGTACACAGCGGTTGTGGTTTGGAATGGGTCTGACTTTGAAGAGATTAGCCCTACACTTGCTAAGTATGCATTTGACCTAATTGGGGGTGTTCAAGGTTCCGTACCTTATCAATCTGCAACTAATAACACTACCCTATTAGCACCCGGCACAGCAGGTCAAGTGTTAACAACTCACGGTGCAGGTGCCGCTCCTACATGGGAAAACGCTTCAGGTGGCATCTCAGCAGGACAATCCATCGCATTCGATTTAGTTTTCAGTATTTAAGAGGAATTTCAAATGGCAGCGCCAAATATAGTAAACGTAACATCTATTGTTCCGCATAGCGCATCAATCACTCCAGCAGACACAGCTAGAAATGCTTTAGTAGCAGCACCGTCAACAGGTACGGCATATAAGATCAATCAGATCATGGTTGCTAACATAGACGGCACAAACGCCGCTGACGCGACTGTTGAGCTTAGGTTGGCTGATGGCACAACTTATAGGGCGATTGGATCTACAATTTCTGTACCCGCTGATGCTACTTTGGTATTATTAGACAAGACCACATCATTGTATTTACTGGATACTTCTGTAACAGGTGAGCCTAGCACTCTTTGGGCAACAAGCGGTACAGCAAGTAAATTGACATATACAGTGTCTTACGAAGCAATCTCTTAAGGAGGCAGTATGTCTCTAAGACCACCTGCTGGGTTTATCCGGCCCGGTTATGATCCATTAAAAGTGCCTAACGCACCTACCATTGGTACGGCGACTGGTGGTGATGCACAGGCTTCAGTGGCGTTTACTGCCCCAACAAATGTTGGTGGTTCGGCTGTTACAGCGTATTACGCTGTCTCAAACCCCGGTCGGGTCACGGCTACAGCTGCGTCTTCGCCTGTTTCAGTTACTGGGTTGACCAACGGCACGGCTTACACCTTTACTGTGTGGGCGTTGAATAGCTACGGCCCCGGAGCTTGGAGTGGAGCGAGTGGCAGCGTGACTCCCGTTGCACCGATTGGGTTGTTTTTTAGGGTCGGCGCTGACGCGCGGGTAAATACCATAAATAGAATCACAATAACAACCACAGGAAACGCCACGCCGTTTGGAGAACTGACCAACACCTACGGATATTCTGGTAGTTTGTCATCTTCAACTCGATGGATTTGTGCTGGAGGCAATAACTCTTTAGGTGACTCATACAGCACTATACTGTATGGCGGAATTTCTACTTCAGGCACAACTGGCAGTTTTGGTGATCTTACGCTCGCGCGGAATGATTTAGTAGGATTAGCAAATTCTACTAGAGGGCTGTTTGCGGGTGGGTATTATTCTTCTGGGTCTACAACAACTTGTGTGATCGACTATGTAACTATTGCTACCACTGGAAACGCCACTAGCTTCGGTAATTTATGGACGCAAACACGTTATAACGGGTCTTGCGCTTCAACAACTAGAGGGATAATCGCCGGTGGAGATGCAAGTAATATAATTGGCTATGTTACAATTGGTACAACCGGGAATACCACTGATTTTGGTGACTTAACTGTTGGAAGATGGTGTCTGGGATCATGCTCAAACTCCACTCGTGGGTTATTTGCTGGAGGGCAGTCAAGCACAAGTGGCTACCCCGGCGTTAATGTGATTGATTACATTACCATTGCCTCGACAGGCAATGCTACCGATTTTGGAGATTTGACCGCATCCCGTGGCGCATACGGCAACGGTGGCTGGGGGCTTGCATCAACGACTCGTGGCGTTTTTGGAGGTGCATACGATTTTAATATAATTGACTATGTGACTATCGCATCCGTTGGTAACGCTACCGATTTTGGCGACCTAAACGGGATCTCTCCAGTTGGAGCCACCGCATCGAGTGTTCACGGAGGACTTCAATAATGCCTACTTACAGCGGGGTTTGGGATTTAACAGCGGCGTATCAGGCTGTGGGGTCTGGGAATTGGCAATACCCTCCGCCAAAGGCGTTATTTGCTGGTGGAACCAGTCCACAATCAAATGTAATTGACTACATATTACTGTCGTCAGCAGGTAACGCGACTGATTTTGGTGATTTAGCGGCTACTGTTTCTAATCCAGCCGCTTGTGCATCCACATCTCGGGCTGTGTTTGGTGGCGGAGATTACCCATACACAGCAGCAATGACCTATGTGTCTTTTGGAACACTGGGAAACAGCACAAGTTTTGGTAATCTTACAGTTGCACGTACGGGACTGGCGGGTTGTAATTCAACTACCCGTGGGATTTTTGGTGGTGGTATTGATAGCGGTGCAACAAGGTCCGTTCGCGTTGATTACATTACTATTGCGTCCACCGGGAATGCAACAATCTTTGGAAGTTTGACGGAAGCACGATATACGTTGGCCTCTTGCTCTTCGTCTACGCGAGGTATTTTTTACGGTGGCAGCAATGCTTCTTTAAATAAGTCAAACGTCATTGACTACGTTACGATTGCAACTACAGGAAACGCAGTGTCTTTCGGTGCCATCGCCGGAACTTTTGGTGGGTACGGCGTAACCACGACTTGTGGCGCTTCAAATTCCACAAGAGGTGTGTTTGCAAATGGATCAGAAGGCAATGGCACTGTTAACGTAATTACCTACATAACAATCGCCACAACAGGCAACTCAACGGATTTTGGAGACCTTACTGTGGCTAGAAGTAGTTCCGCTGCGGTATCAAACGCTACTTTGTGCGCATTTGCCGGTGGTGGTAGTAACTTAAACGTCATTGATTACGTCACAATTGCGACCACGGGTAATGCGACTGACTTTGGTGACTTGACTGTGGGGAGATCGCGTCTGGCGGGTGCATCTCCTGTGAATGGGGGAGTTCAATAAATGGCACAAAAAAACTGGAACGCCGGAATTATTAGACCTGTCCCCGTTGCCCCAACTGGCCCGTATCAAGACAGTGCAGCACCTGGTATCTGGACGCTCGATCAAGTCGCGTACTGGCAAAAGCAGGGGTTATGGCCGGTGGCTGGGAATATTAATACGGCTAATGTTGGTTTATTTGGTGGAGGGTCTCCAGATAACAATATCTCAAATACAAATGTTATTGACAGAATAACAATACTCACAACAGGAAATGC